CAGCCTGCATAGCCAACTGAGGATCGATCTGTCTCAGAGCACTAGCAAACTCCATCAGTCCTTCAGGAGTGTTCGTATCGAATTGAGAAGCCAGCTGACGAATCTGAGAAGCCTTACGCATGGCAGGATCTTGAACATCAGCACCTAACAGACTGGCAGCACCACGACCTAAACGATTAACATTCCGGTAAATGTTGTATTGCATCTGCTGCTGTGGTGACATCTGAGCAAACTGCAGAGCACGAGCCTCTGCCATCTGCTCAGGTTCCATCTGAGTGCCAAATAAACTAGGTAATTGTGTTGCCATTTATGTTATCCTTAGAAATAATCACCGCGTCCGGGGCCAGTGTAACCAATTGTTGAAAAATCAGGTTGCGCTGTCTTTGTTAAGGCTCCGATCAAAGCAGCTACAGGATCAGACAAACCACCGATAACGGCTTGGTTGCGCCTAGCATCGATATTAGCGGCATCGATAGCGGCTTGCTGCTGAGTCAGAGCAGCGGCACGAGCAGCAGCCTGAGTAGGGCCAGCTAAGCCAAGACTAATATCAATAGGTTGCATACCCATTGTCTCTGCGGTACGAGCAGCACCGAAGTAGCCAGTGTACGGCGACAGAGCTTGTGTCTGCAGACCGTAGCCAGCACCCTGCAGGTTCAGAGCACCACCTAAGAGTCCCTGACCAAAGCGAACCTGCTCCATGCCTGCCTGCTGAGCCTGAGCAGCCAGCTGAGCATCCTGAGCAGCTTGAGCATTGTACAAGGCTGCAAGACGAGGATTAGAAGCTGCTAAGCCGGGAGCACCTGCTTGATAGCCTGCCTGAGTAGCGCCTACACCTAAGCCCATCGTTCCCCGCTGATATTCACGGTTCATGGCCTGTGCAAGTTGCTGCTCACGACCCGGAGCAAGTAACTGCTGCTGCTGAGCCATGAACTGCTGTGCTGCAGCTTGAGGAGTCTGAGCAAGGTAGCCCTGACCTAAGTTAAACAAGCCTTGAGCAGCCTGAGCTACTTGAGGAGCCATCGCCTGAGCTTGCTGAGCCTGAGAAAGCTGTCCACCGGCAAGCCCTAACAGAGCCTCCCGCTGAGCAGCAACATCAGGAGCTACTTGGTATCCAGCACCTACGAGCTGACCCGTTGCAGGGTCATACTGAAACCCACTACGACCAAAGCGGGTAGTGATACCTACGGGACGGAACTGTGACTGCTGAGCCGCTTGAGTGGCAGCATTCTGAACTGCACTGGCTTGCTTATTAGCAGAGTATATACTGGCTCCTGCTCCGAGTAAGCCAGTTAGAAGATTAGTCCAATCAGCCATTAGTAAGTCCCTCCGTCCACTGTGGCATTAAATGTTCCAGATACAGTCAGGTTAACCGCCGTAGCCGTGCCTGTCAGAGCAGGGGAGGCTTTATCAGCTTTGGAGTTTACAGCAGATTGAATTGCATTAAACTCAGTGTCAATTTCAGTACCTTTCACGAGCTTTGAAGGGTTTCCTGACGCTAAAGAGTCTTTAACGGCAAAGTCCGTGGCTTTAGTATAATTACTCATGTTTACCTCGTTCGTCCTGCTTTAACATAGCAATCCAATTTCTGTAAGGATAGTTCAAAACTATCTATCTCAGCTTCCAGTCCTATCTGTAGCACATTCCCTGCACCGCTACCTTGAATCTTTTGATTATCAAAGACAACACCAGCAGTGTACTGTCCGATGTTATACTCTGCTACCCCGTATTCTGCGATAGTCACAGCACCTAAACTGACAGATTGAGACAAGAAACTAGGACTGTAATCGAATCCGTATTTGACAACCATATCAGCACCTTGTCCACCGATCAGAGTCATGTTGATCTTCTTGAGGATCTTCAATGCTGTCGGAGAACCAAAGTCAAAGTAGTTGGTATAATATTGTAACCGATAAGTGGCAGTGTTGTCAAGATTATTTTGATATTTTCCGATATAATTTTCTTTACCGAGTAATAAATCTTTACTGCGGGTATAGAAGAAGGCTGTCGGGGTAATGTTATTCCACGTTGTAGCTCTTGCCGCACCATTTTGGAGCTGAGAGCGCATATCAAAACAGTAGACTGTATTGACTGTCGGTAAAGACAACAAGTAGAAGGCATCTTTATCGGAGTATACTGCCTTGATCTTGGAGGATGTTTCAGCTAAGACATCCTCGATCAGGTCGTCCTTGACATTGATACTAAGTTCCCTCATCGGAGCAGATTTCTCTTGAATGGTTCTCATCAGAGATCTAACACCTGTATCTGAGAGGAAGACAATATCTCCACCTGTGGTAACTACAGAGTCCCTAGCTACACAACCCGTACCGTTAATCGTGTCTGCCAATCTTAACTCGTTCGGATCTGTAGCTCCTGAATAAACCAGAATCTGCCTACGACCAAAGACCATCAAGAATCCATTATGAGCAGCTAAGGCCATAATCTCATCAGAGCCTGCAGGCCAGATCTCGGAGATGTCCAAAGTACCTGCAGTGCCTGTGCTCAGAATGTGTCCTGACAGAAGATCAGAGAACTGGATGATACTCTTTTGAGAGTTATTGTTTGCAGTCCATGTCCTACCATAGGCGCTGATTGCACAATTATTATGCGATACCGTTCCAACATAACCTGACTTCTCAGAGATCCTACGGTACTGTGTCGTGCTGACCGCAGGGTCGAACACTAAAGGGTCATGTCCAGCCTGATACAGATACAGGCATCCGTTTAAGGGAGCCATCTGCCAATGATTAGCTGTAATCGTAGGAGCTGTACCACCTCCTCCATAGGTTAACTCTGTAAGGGTGGAGCCAACTAATTTAAATAATTTATTAGCTCCAGTAGCTATGATGTAGGAAGTTCCATCTAAAGCAATTAATTCACCAATACCTTCTACATCCCCTGATAAAGCTACTAGACTAGAATGTGCAGGACTCCATCCCTTACGAGCACCGATACGTCCAAATTTATCAATAATACAATTGGTAGCAACCGTAGCGAACCCATTGTCAAGACCCACTGAAGAGTCTTGACGGTTAAGACCCATAAAGCCCGGAGCTTGAATTGTAGTCGTTAGAAGCTGTTCTGCCATTTCTTACTCCGTTTAAATCCCATTAGGTAGGTTCCCACACCATCTCTTCATCGTAGTGGTTTCTCTCAATTGCAACAGCATCTGCCAGAGCTAAACGATACATCTGATAAGCCTCAGAAGATAGTAAACCAGAATCCTCACCACGCTCTGCAATAGCCTTGGAGTAGGCAAGCATAGATACCAAATGGTCAGGAACTAAAATACGATCTGTATCCAGATTCAGGTCAGCCTGAGGAATAATCAAGTTAAACCGTAGCGTATAAGCTGCATCGGGAATAGGATAGATGTCTACCTGAGTGTCTCCGTTGGTATCTACACCGTTGAAGTTGTAGTACAGAGGCTTTCCCGGCTGCTGTGTATCCAACATGAACATACGGTTCATCCATGTTGAAGGGGCATACCTCATAGCAAAATCATCAGAGTCATTAAGAACATCCATGACTCTGAAGCGTGTACGAGAACCTACGAGAACATAGTTAAAGATGCTAGCAGTGGTCACTGCAGTCAATGTCTGAGTCAGAGCATTCCAGTCTGCAGCGTCCTCTACTTCTCTCTTAGCATCATTGACCAAGACACCGATCATGGAAGAATAATCAGTGTCGGTCACAGAGGAAACAACAGGCTCACGCAAGCGTCTGAGCACATTGTTCACAACGTCTAAATACGTAGCCATGTTTGTTTATCCTTATTTCATCTTTTTCTTTTTGTCTTTGTTCTTCTTGGAACGCTCACCACGTTCAGGCTTGCTACGGCCTGCCTCTGACAGGGCAATAGCGATAGCTTGTTTCTGAGGCTTACCTTCTCTGACCATCATGGAGATATTCTCGCTGACAGTCTTATCTGAATTACCTTTTTTCAATGGCATCTTAAACTCCCCACGGTAGAAGTAAATTAACAACAGGCGGGTTGACATCGAGGGCTTTGATTTTCCAGAGAATATCGTTCATCGCTGCTCCTTAGTTGGGCCACACCAAAGGCGGCAAGTCAGGCTCGATGTCTGGATACCCTGAAGGCATGGGGCGTGTGCCAGCCTCGACTTCAGCGAGGATTTCATACGCCTTAGTCCATGTTGCGTCACGAGCCTCCACGCAGTACGTGCCTTCGTTCCTGAACTTGTCCACCGTGCTAGTAGCGTAGGTGCAGGCGCTCAGGATTCCGTCATAGCCCCGTGTCTGGGCAAACGTGTCAAGGCGGTTTTGTGTGCCAGCAATGCACTCTGCCTCAATCTGAGCAGGTGTTGGCGGGTCAACCGGCAGCGGTGTGTTGCCTTCAGCCAGCCACGCAAGGTATTGTTGGTAGTCGCTGTTGGCGGGGTCTGCTGGAATGAACGCTCCATCAGACAGGCGTTTGATGGATGTGGTGTTTGTGAGTTGATACATCATGATTTAAAGCTCCGCAGATGCGTTAACTGTTCCATAAGCATAAACTTGTCCAGCAACAGTTGCTGTAACAGTTGCGTTTGCATAGTCGTCACGTAATACGTTAGCGACAATAGCGGACGCATTTCCGTATGACATACCTGAAAACGTAACAGATGGGGTGACACGCATGGGAACCGGGAAAGGAATTCCGTTTAGGTTCCATCCGGCACTTGAACTACCTGCATATCCAGCCGAGAAAAACTCAGTTGCTGTGAAATACCGCTGACACATAATCAACTCACGCCCGTAGTCCCTGCGCTCAAACGGGGTGGCAACTGAGCCTGCTTCAAGCTGGACTCCGGTGATGTAGAAAGTTGCGCCGTTGGTTTCCGCAAGTTTTACTCCACCAGTTGCGCCTCGATAATCTGCCGCCGCCCATGCACCAGCAGTACCCAGAAGATCCGACCCCATGCCAAGATCAAAATAAACACGCAAACCAAGACCATTATTTGTAATCCACGTACCAGTTGTATCTCCGGAAATCGTAATGGTTTTCCTTTCAAAAGTATTTGCGGAACTAATTGTGTATGTAAACGGGTACGCTCTGTTGCCTGCGTCATTTCCCAAAGCGCCCCCAAATGTTCCAGTCAAACTAGAGCGCACCCAAAACGAAATAATTATTGATTGCGCCGATGAAGTCCCCCACATAAGATCTGCAACATTAAACCCTTCGATGTTTTGAAATAATTGTGCGCGAGTGGCTGCTGATGGACTTGCAGATGTAGTGACTGTAATAAGGAATGAATTAGTAAACCCAGATGGGGCGGTTGTAGATTGCTGTGCAGAAAAAGACATTGAGCCGTTTTCAAACATACCCCACCGGTCTATAATATATGAAGCAGCTCCCGCCCCGGCATTACTTACACTCGCCCCAGCATTCCTTTGGTCAATCCGCATATCGCCGTTGATGATGCGGTTCCTAAAACCCATGCTATTAACAGCAGAGATGTTGTTTCCCGCTACAGCAAACGATCCGCTAACAGCTGCTGTGCCCGATACATCCAGCTTTGCTGTCGGGCTTGTTGTCCCCAAACCAAGATTCCCAGACGAATCAAACCTCGCGGCCTCCACCCCGCCCTCAGAAAAGGCAATCGTGTCAGCAGCAGGGAAGAAGATGCCGGTGTTGGTGTCGCCAGTGGTCGTGATAGCAGGAGCGCCAGCAGTGCCTGCAGTGTGGGTCACTGCAGAGCCGGGATTAGTGCCTAACTCGACAACAGTACCAGAGGCATTCTCCGTGTACAGGCGCTTATCAGTCACGTTAACAGCTAATTCACCTTGAACTAACTGTGCATTGGTAGGTACAGAACTAGCTGTAGAACTGTTTTTAGTAATTAAAGTTGCCATGATTAATAAGTGCCTCCGTCAATCGTGGAAGTCCATGAAGTGTCATAATCTGTTGCTGAATTCTTAATCAGGAAAGTACCTGAAGCACCTCCTATCGCTACTCCGGGGCCTGTGGCTCCAGTGGCTCCTGTAGCACCAGTTGCCCCTGTAGCTCCGGTAGGACCTTGTATACCTTGAGGCCCTTGTGGGCCAGTATCTCCGGTGTCGCCCTTAGGACCTTGAGGACCTGTAGCTCCGGTAGCACCCGTGGCTCCGGTAGGACCTGTGTCTCCTGTATCTCCCTTAGGTCCTTGAATCCCTTGAGGGCCTTGAGCACCTGTAGCGCCTGTAGCACCAGTAGGGCCGATATCCCCTGTATCGCCTTTGGGTCCTTGAGGACCTGTAGCGCCTGTGGCTCCAGTGGCCCCCGTAGCTCCTGTTGCTCCGGTAGCTCCAGTCGGAATACCGAAAGAGATGGTTGTAGTTCCTGAATTATAAGCTACAGTAGCCGATGCGCCGGGGCTGAGCGTAGAGGCCGCTACCTGCAGAGCATTACCAAAGTTAAGAGTGGCATCCCTTGCAGCCTCTGCACTTACTTTAGCAGAATTTGCGCTGGAGGCACTAGAAGCAGCTGCAGAGGCACTAGAGGATGCCGATGATGCGCTAGAGGAAGCACCAGAGGCACTAGAGGACGCTGCAGATGCACTAGATGATGCTGCCGAAGCACTTGCCGATGCTGCGGAGGCACTCGATGAAGCATTAGATGCCGAAGTAGAAGCATTGGATGCACTGGTAGCTGCTGAAGTAGCTGAAGCAGCAGCCTCAGCAGCCTTTAGAGTTGCTAGAACGGCTTGGCTTGCTGCATCGTTTGTGGCATCTCCCGCACCTCCCGGCCCACGGTAGATAGACATTCAAATCTCCTTGTTAACGATTTTGTGATGCTTTCCAGTTAGCAAGCGAAGTCTGTAACACATTCCTAACTTGATCCAAAGGCATACCCTGAACATTGGCTATCTCTTGAGGAGTACCTGCCCTACCGTAGATTTCTTGGAAGAGTCCGGGTAAAGCGTTCTTGTAGTCGATAGCTCCACCTAAACCAACACTGCCGTAAGGATCAGATTCCATAGTACCATACTGAGTGCCGGAAACAATCATTGTTTGTCCGGTATTAGCCATCTGGTTTTGTAAATCTTGTCTACGAGCCATACGCTGCTCAGCATCCATGACGTTATATTTCAAACGTAAGAGAGCATCTTCATCCGTTTCACCGGCAAACTTACGGAGCAAAGAAGGATCTGCCACAGCTTGGTTATAAAGATCACCGTAACCAGAAGCCCCTGTCACCTGATAAGCTTGCAAATCTGAGAGCAGTTTTGCCTTGTTAGCGGCAGTCTCTGCAGCGGCACGGTCATACTCTTCTTTGGATGCGAAACCACCATATCCTGCTAGTTCCATACCACCTCCAGCCACGAAAGGCGAAGGTGCAGCAGAAGGCTGTGTTCCCGGAGTCGGAGGAGCAACAGGGACAATCGGCTCAGGCATCGAAGGAGCTTTCCCCGGCCCACCAGTCAGAGGTACGGAAGGAACTGTAGGGGGAGCAACCGGAGCAGGTGCACCCGGAATCACTCGGTTAGGTTTAAGATAATCATTAAACAAAGAACCAAATAAATTACTGAAGAAACCCATATCACCACCACCTGTTTGTTGAAGATTTTGCTGAGCAGCTTGAGAGGCCATAACAGGCATCTGGAACTGACTTACATTGTAGGGTTGCTGGTTATACCAAGAAGAGAGCATAGACGTATTAGCTTGCTGTCCCGGTAAGTATGCACCATAGTAGGCATTCAAGGCATCAAAGTAATTCTGGTCATAACCCGGAGGAGCCTGAGTCGGTAATGCACCAACAGTTCCTGCGCCTCCTCCACCACCCCCTCCAATAGCTGAGCCTGCAGCGCCTGCTCCGACTAAGCCTAAACCAGCCTGAAGAAGACTAGAGATCTGAGAAGGAGTTAAACCAGATAATAATCCTGTTGTTCCAGTAGTCCCAGTAGTTCCTGTCGTCCCTGTTGGAGTTGTTGTAGTTGTGGTTCCGGTAGCAGAAGGAGTTACTGTTCCTCCCGTGTCTGTAATCCCTTGAGCAACAGTTTGAGTAGCACCTAAATTACCAAATAAGCCAGTGCTTCCTACATCTGTAAACCCTAAAGTAGAAGCAATTTGGTTTGCACTCAACCCCTGAGCAGCTAATCCAGCCATATCTGCAGCGATAAAAGAATCTAAACCAGTAGAAGCCAATACCTGAGCAATTTGAGATTGAGATAGACCTTGAGCTGCTAACTGTGCAGCATCTGCAGCTGCAAACGCTAAATCAGCTCCTACAGTCCCGGCTGCTCCGGCAGCGCCTGCTCCAGCCCCGGTAAGACCGAGTGCATTGGCTCCAAAAGCTAAACCAGCCATCAAAGCAGCAGGTTTTACGAAACCCTCACGGAAAGGAACCCAATCGCTTGTTGTGCCTCCGTATTCTGTATAAAACTGAGGATTGCCTTGAGCATCGAATCTTACACCATAACCTGTAGAGCCTTGACCTGAGTAAGTCCCAGACCAGATGTTACCGCCTGCTCTGGCGTAGTTAGGCATGATCTCAGCACCTGTAGACTTGTTAACATAAACCTGTTTGGTAGTCTCTGGAATAGGAATGATACCAGAAACTTGACCGCCTTCATCTAGGACTACCTGCTCCGATGCTGGAACCTTGACGGTCTTGATACCAAACTGCTTGATGTCGGTAATTCCTGCCTCTGCAAGAATCCTTGCCATGTCTCTAGCATTGGCCTCGGCAGAACCAAAACCCTCACCAGACCATCCTTTAGTGCCTTGAGCAAGAATCTGTTTTGTTAATGCATCAATGATTGCTTGAGAAGCCATGATTATCCTTTACGCACAAGTTCGATTGTATTGATAGCACTCATATCAGAGCCTGTTTCCGATTGAAGTCTAATTTCATCGCCTTCTTCAAGAACCACAAACGCAGAACCGTCAAAGCGAATATATTGACTAGGGCTTAACGTATAATTATCTAAAACCCTGATCTCCGTGTTGGCACTCTTGTCGTACCACAGAGCATCAATATACTTGTTGTTACCTGTGTGGTTTACCACGAATAACAGACTCCACTTTGCGTAATAGCCAGTAGGCACTGTATAAACGGTAGTCTTTACATTAGCTGTTAAGTTATTGCCTACTGATAGTTCACGCATTGTTTATTCCTCAGATAATAACGATTTGGGAGGTCTACCGACACGTTTAACAACTTCTTCAGTCTTGGGCTTGTCTTGTTGCTCGGTAACTTCCACATACTCAGGGTGTGTCCTCATGGTCTTGATGTCATGCTCTAAGTGAAACTCATAGACATTACCGGACTGAACACATTTAAACTTAATACCCATCTATTCTCTCCTTGTTGAGTAGATACATAGAAGCCCCCTCAGAGGTAACTCCGAAGGGGCGACTATTTATCTACTGTTAGATAACACTACTATTAGGCCGGAACAGCCAGAGCAACGGCAGCACCGTCACGCAGCTCATCACAGCCGAACAGAACGTCAGCAGTAAACAGAGTACCGAGGTATTCTTGCTTGTACTGAGTCTGGGTGCGAACGCCCATCTGCTCAACCAGCACTGCGAAGTCCTTGTGACCCATCAGGCAGACACGGGTAGCGGTAGAGCCAGAGGTCGTGTCAGCATTGGTGGACACGAACACGGGAACGCCGTACACGTTGCCAATCTCACCGTTACGGATCGTGTTGGCATTGCCGGACTCACCAACGAAGGCTTGCTCGGTGAAGCGGTTGATACCCATCAGGGTGTTACGAGTGCTCGGGGGCACGATGAGGAAACGACCATCCATCGGAACGTCCTGATCGTCAAGACGCTGGATAGAACGGCGAATAGCGGAATCAGCCAGAGCGCCAGAGCCGGTGTTGGTAGCAGCCACATAAGCGGTAGTACCGTCAGCACCAGAGAAAGCACCGCTGTAAGCGTTAGTACCCGAACCACCCTGAACCTTGCGGCCCAGTTGAATCAGGGTGCTGTCCACTTTACGAGCCAGAGCGTAGCCAGCGTCATCAGTGTAGAACTGACGCAGCGAGGCCAGAGCCTGAGCTTCCACGATGTCTTCGATCAGACGGGAATATTCCCAGTGCTGGTCGATGGCAACGGTCTTCTCACCTTCGGTTGCAGCGATCAGGGTAACCTGAGCGTTAGCAGCCTTGGCAGAGGCATCACCACGGGTCGGGGCGGGAATGTGAACGGTGTCACCCTTCTTGCCCTTGAAGTTCATCTTCTTGATGAGGTTAGCGGCAACAAGGTTCTTCTTGTAAGCGGCAACAATTTCATCACTCCATACTTCAGGAATGAAGGTTGCTGCGGTCGTCACGGTGACGTTATTAGTACCTAAAGGCATTTGTAAATCTCCTGTTTGTGATTAAGTTATTTGACCCTTCCCTCAGCATATGCAGCCATGATGTCATCTTGCATAGCCATATAACGGTCAGGATCGTTCATGCGTAGCCGGATAAGGTCGGCACGGCGATAAACTTTCTTAGAAGACTCTCCAGTTCCTCCAACATCAACAGCAGCAGCTTTCATGTTTTGTTTCAAGACCTGTTTACCAGTGTCCTGAGTCTGCTGTGTCTTAGCTGTACGGATCTGTTTGAACGTAGAAAACAGTTCATCAGCAGCCATGAAATCGTACTGAGCATCAGCCATTGCGAACATATTTAGTCGCAAAGGAGAGGCTTTTACCCATTCGATAAACTCACCATCCGTTAAAATCTCTTTAAAGTCGGGATGCTTAGCAGCCAACTGTTGCTGAGTTTGTAACGCTTTAAACTGTGCAGCAGCTTGTTTAGCCGCTAACACATCAGGGTGAGTTGCTACCGCCTTTTGAACGGCTGTCTTCGGATCTTCGAAGAAGTCAATCTCTTGTGTTTCTATTTGTTGTGCAGGTGCTTCAGATCTCTTACTAGAGAGTTGCTGTTTCAGTAACTCATCGGCTAAGCGTCTAACCTCTCCAACTTCCTGTGCCTGACGACCAATCAGCTTTTCAGCCTCTTGATGCATCCGAACAATATCTTCAAAGTTTTTACCCCTGTACTTCTCGGGAACTTCTACTTTAGCTTGTTCTTGAGCAGCAGTCTGTTGCTCTTGTTGTTTAGACTCCTCAGCTTCTAATTCGCTTTGCTGATCCAGTTCTTCGTTATCAATTAAAGCCATACCTAACCTTTCCCTGTCCACGTAGGATTACAGGATTATCGCAGCGAAGCGAGAAGTTCTCACTACGTTGCAGATTTATAAATGTATTCAGATACGTGCCTCAGAGGGCATTGCGTTTCTGTTCTTCTTTGAGCTTTTCAGCCCGGACTCTTTCCCACCTATCGTAAGCCCCCGGAAAAGCTCCGGTAATGCCTTCTAGTTTGATCTGCGGGGAAGAAACTAAACGAGTAGCATCCTTACCACAAGTAGGACACTCAATAGTCCTGATGCTATCGTCAACCAGACGCTCAGAGTAGTGTCCATCGGTACAGAGGAATTCAAACAATCGTTTCATTGCTTAACTCCTCCCACACCTTTTCGCACATCTCCTTGCGCTTTAAAATCAAGTCTAAGATGTCAAGCTGACCCTTACGGAAAAATAAATCTTGTGTGTCCGTAATCAATGTTACATCGTTAATACTTGCTTTTAACTTGTCAAAGTCCTCCAGTAGAAACTTCCAGCCTTGGGAGGCCATCATCTCAAAGGAGGACTCATAATACTTTTGAAGGTTTTGTTCCATTGTTGGAGAACCTCATTGTTGTTAAACACATATACATTATACCACAATTTTATCTAAAAGTCAAGCCCTTTTTGCTTGTTTAGACATAGTTTGTAGTGCTGCAATACGCTCATTGCTCTGAATGTCTTCTTGTTTTAGAGCTAACTCAGCTAGTTTGACCCTTCTTTCGAAGTCTGCCGACTCATTGTCCTCGTTGAGGTTGTTTGTCAGAGCAGAAATCAACTTAGCTTGTGTAAGTTGCGGAGTAGCTTGTGCCTCAGCCATTGCCTTAGCAGCTTCAGCCTGTTCACGCTGAGCCTTAGCCTGCATTTCCTGCAGCTGGGCCTCAACCATAGCCATCTGAGCCTGCTGTTGCTGTTGTGCAGCCTGCTGAGCATCAGGATTGGGCTGAGACATCTGCTCCAAGGTCTGAATAAGCTCTGCCCGATTGCTCAAGGAGCTGTTTTGTAGGATTCCCTTGAGAATCAGAGGCAAGACAGGCGTATTCGGCCCTAAAGTCTGCAGTAAACCGATAAGTTGCTGCTGTTCAAACTCACGAGCAAGGATACCAAGCGTAGCAGTGGGAATAAAATCCATATCCACGGTAGGATAACGCTCAGGATCAAACTGCATATAGCGATAAGAAGCCTTCTTGATGAAAGGAATCATAAAATCTTCTTGGAAATTGGTCAAGGTACGCTTGTACTTCTTGATAATTCCCGCCATAGCCATCGACATACCACCTGCGCCAGCATCCCGAGGGATATTGGAGGGCATTCCTGCGCTGTCTACAGTGCCTGTAGCCTGCAAAAGCATCCTTTCGAAGTTCTGAGCCGTTGCAGCAGCGTTTCCGTCTGTCTGACCGAACTTAAACGGATATAAAATCTCACTGGGAGAGCCGTTTGTAAGGATAGCCTTTCCGGGTTTGATCTCAAACTTAGCACCACGAGGCAGTCTCGTAGCGTCCATAGCGATCATCGGAGAAGTTGTAAGGGCTAAAGAGTCCAAATGAGCACGTAACTGTGCATCAATGGCCTTTTGCATATTGTAAGCCTTCTCAACTGTACCTCTTCCGAAGAATCTTCCCGGCACAGTGTCATCCTGATAGGCAATCACAGGACGATCCTTCATCATGTAGGGGTTCTCTTCAGCCTTTAACAGGACAGAATCGTTAGCGATAACGATGATAGCCTCTACAAGATTACAATATTCATCAGCCTCAGAGCCTTCAGGGAACAGTTCTTCGTATTCTTCTTCGTCATTACCCTCTAAATACTCTTTCGGAACCAAACCGTAGTAGGTTACGAGCTTAACCTTATCGTCTTGGTAGGTCTTGAGATCCTGTGTAGGTTCCAAGTCCTGACTCTCGTAGGTGCTACCGATGTCTACCTTGCGATAGATACCTCGCTCAATGCCTTCAACGATCTTATGTAAAGACACATACTTCTCGATTGCCACGCCCAAGGCATCCTCGATAGAGTCAGCATTAGGATCAATCAGGAAGTTCTTAGGATTGACAGGTTTGATCTTGACTGCGATACGCTCTTTTTCTTCCACACCGATAGCTGCAGCATTGGCAATACCGGGAATGGCTTGTGTAGAGGGTGTGTACTCGATCTCACTCTTGACAATCACCTCACCGATACCTGTTCCGTAGATCTCAGCCATCAGTTCGATCTGGTCAATAGACTTCTTGATCTTGTCTTTCTTGAAGTCTTCCATCAACTGAGCACGGATAAACTCAACATCGATGTTATTACCGTTGACATCACGAATATCGTCTTCAATGTCAAAGAACTCACCTTGACCGAAGATAGCTTCCATGATCTCAGCATGACGAGTCTCCACGGCCTGCTGAGTGGCAGGAGAGATGATCCTGCTACGCTCAGAGTCACGAGTCTTGTCTTGTGGATCCCAGATACCTCGGAAGATACGCTCATACTCTAGCCAGAGATCCATGAAGTTAGCGTCACGCCAGTCACGCCAGCGTGTAATGTGATCGACCACAAAGGCTGTTAATTCCTTATCAGCCTCTGTAGGTTCCTCATATTCAGGGTTGTTATATTCTTCAGCCATATTCACCACTTCACTTTATCAGCCCAGTAAGCAGCACTCATCTTACCTTTGGCAATGTTTTTGGCATGACGAGCCTTGAAGCTCTCACGGCGATTACGCTCAGCTTCTGTCTCATCCTCGGAAGCGGGAGATCCAGATACGCCTTGCTGACCAAAACGAATGGTCTTGATCTGATCCCCTTCCTTAGCCACTACAACGTGACTCTTGGTAGGATGATTGGGAGTACGCTTAGGCTTGTTGTAGCCATCTACGCCTGCCTTCTCAAGTCGAGGGTCTTTTTTAGTAGCCATTTTTACCCTTCTTTTTAGGTTTCTTTTTAGCAGTCTTGGCTGACTCCTCAAAAGCCTCCTCTGTAGGAGCACCTTTGGAACCGGGCTTTCTCATCTTCTCACCAGAGCCAGCTTCAATGCGTTTGCGCTTAGCTGCAATGTTTGCGTATAAACCTTGTTTCATATTAGTACCCCGATATTGGATCTAAAATAAGATGTTCATCTTCTTCGTAGTCTTGCTGGTACGAAGTAATGGCTAATTGGTCAACATAGGATAGAGCATCAACCAAGTCATCGTGAACCCCTGCTGTGGGGAACATCAATAACTGATCTCTAAACTCCTCCCAGTCCTCATCCTCATTGAACTTGATCCTGCCATGCTCCATACGCCCTTGAAGGCTCCAGACAACACGATCAGTCTTCTTCTTGTTACCGTGCGTCAGGTCTTGAATATGAGCGTAGATGTTATTCTTACGCATCAGATCGTTCAGATATGGAAGCACAGCATTCTTCAAAGCTCCTCGCTCTATACCTACCGCTGTAGGTTGATAGTCACGAATAGTCTTGAGGATGTTGACAGCAGTTTCTCTAATGTCCCACCTACCGTGCAGAATCTTATCTACCCACCAGTCTCCGTTATCTTCTACTTTGACAATGGCGATAGCTGACTCGTCTAAGCGTTTCTTTGCAGCCCCTGCAGTCTTGGCTACCTCTTCAAAGCCTGCCAAGTCAATAGCCACTACGTAGCTACCGTACTGAGGCTCAGGAGAGATCTTGAACCACTCTTCCTTGAAGACATCAGCTCCTGCGGTATCGAAGCTAGACAAGTATTCCTGTTTGAATGCGAAGGAGCTTAGGGTTCTTTTGGCTGCTTCAATTTCAGCAGGATCAATAGTTTCGTTATCTTGTGTCGTAAAGTGCCAGCTTCTCCACTCTGGGTCTGTTTCCGATTGACCCAACTTGTAGGTATCATAAAACCAATTGCGACCGCTAGGAGTAGATATGAATAGAGCACGGCCCTTCTTATCCGACAAAGCAGCTCGTAGAATCTTTTCCCAGACATCCTGCTTGACGAAGGCACATTCATCAAGTACAAGGTAAGTAAGAGACACACCACGAAGGCTATCAGGGTTATCAGCACCTCTAACAAGGATCTTCCTTCCATTGATTAATGTAATCTCAAGGTTATTGACATGGGAAGACTTGATAACAGGTCTACCTAGATCGTGTAACAGTTCCCAGATAATAGTTCTAGCTTGTCCCAGTGTAGGAGCTACGTACATGACGCTAGAGCCTTCAGGACAGTTAAGAGCCTCGATAAGCAAGGTAATGGCAGACAGTCTGGACTTACCACACCTTCGCCCTGCTGCTACGACTTTGAATCGTGCAGAATCCTTGAATACCTGTTGTTGCCATTTAAGTAGTTTAAAGTCAAGGGTTGTCATCGTCTGAGTATTCCTTGACCTGTATATCTGTTATATCTTCTAAAACCTCAGCTGTGGGGCTAGACAGTCCACTGATGTTGATAGAGATCTGGGGTGTACCTCCACCCTGTTTAGTGGCTTCAAAAGCAGATACAGGGATAATCCTATCTACAATTAGTTTCCACGCAGCAGCTTGGTTCTTATGTTCATCGTTAAGAGCTGCATCATAGATAGCTTCTAAGACCTTAGCTGACTTAGGAGAGTTAAGCATCCTAAGCTTGTATTCATTAATGATAGCAGCATCACCCTTGGGTCTACCTACTGATCTCTTCTCCTTGATCTCTGCAATGTCAGACTTTGGAGGTCTACCTTTTTTGTTACCTGATGGTTTGGTCATACGAAGTCTCCTTGGAGACGAGTACTGTGTATCAGGTTCTTACTTGTGTTTGTTATCATACGAAGTCTTTATCCTTTAAGTGGAGACTATAAAGTTACTTTAGAGTAACTGAGAAATTTACTTTGTTAACAGTTACACTAACGTGTATTAAATGCTTAAGGAACAGAATCTTGGATGAAGTATTAATATTAATGCTTCATTATAGTTCCCTCTACGAGGAGTGCAGATTAGGTGTTCCTTTAGTGTGTAATACTTTTGTCTTACTTAGAAGTGGGGCTAGGCTTCTAAGACTTCATCCTGAGTTCTGTATAGTTAAGTCGTTAATTTAACTAATACATATATTATACCATACTTTTCCTTAAAAGTCAAGCTTTGTTACAATTATTTTTAAAATATTTTTATTTATTGTCTCTTATGTGATACATCCAGTCCTTTAAAGTTCCCCATTACAGGGTGCTCAGATTCCTCTGGAGGATTTCTACCAATAATTATGTTAAGTCTAAGCCTGACAAGAACTTAGCAGTTATCCTCTTATGCACCAATTTAGTGCATCTTAGGTCTTATTTTACTTTTTTGTGGACTTTAGAGGCTCCCGCAAAAGTAACACACTCACAAGACCCCTCCCCCCCTGTCAAGGCTAGTAAGTGCTCACTTACAAGTCAACCTTACAAGATCCTTACAAGCTACGTTAATGACTGACTGGTCAGTAAGTAACATCCTTACATGAAACTTACACGGGAGAGGCTATGTAGGACCATATAAGTACTACCTTATACCCTTATATAATTACATACTTATATGTCCAGATAAGGTTATCCACAAACTATTCACAGGCTGTGTATAAGTTACTAGGCAGGGTATAAGTTATTCACAGGCAAAGTCTTATATAAGACTCAGGAATGTGGATAAGTACCAGAATAGGTGTTGATAACATTTTCCAAGGGCTAGGGCAGGGAAACAAAGAAAACAGCACCAAGGGCGTTTAAAGGGATCTATTGTAAAGAATTGTAAAGATACGATTTAGGTATTGACACACTGAAAGACTATGCTATAGTTGAGTCATGGCTAGCGCGGTGCTGGTCAGTAACCAAGGAAACCTACCATGTCCGACACTGTTGCAATGATTCTATGCTTTGTAGTCTTCGCCCTTTGGGGTGTCCTGTTAGCCCTTGGAATCTGATACAATCAATCGTCAATCACTGAAAGGAAACCATCATGCAAACAGTTTTTTATGTTGAAGTCACGGACACCTATGGCGAGGATGCTAATTATTCATGGGTGAAACGCTACAGAGTCAGCGCCACTAGTGAGCTTGGGGCGATCCGTAAAGTAAGCGCAGAAACAGGATTGAATTTTAGGAAGGAATGGGATTCAGGAGACCTTGTAAGATATGATGCTAAACAATGTGCTGTTTGTGCTTTCCTGTCACCTTATGAGGATCAAGCGGAGCATTACAGTTACGTCAAATCACTGTAACCAATGTGACACTGTAGCGTTCTAGAGTGTGACAGACTCTAGCGCAGTACAGCGACACAATGACTGCGTACTAGGTGCTGGCCTTTCCAGTAGATCAATCAAGGATCAAGCATGGCTATCGTTCAAACTCTCAATGTGTACCAATTCCGTGATGCATTCATGCAATCATCACGCAAGGATCAATTCTCATATGAGGCGCTTACGGCTATCTTCGAGTACTTGGAAGAATACAGTGACAGTACCGGAGAGCCGGTAGAATTGGACATCGTGGGCATCTGCTGTGAATGGTCTGAAATGACGTGGCAGGAAATAGCCCAGTATTATGATGTCGATCTGTCACAATGCACCGATGACGATGAACGCATCGGAGAGGTTGAGGATTTTCTGTCTCAGAATACCCAGTACGCAGAAGCTTCCGAGGGTAACTTTGTTTTTATTCAGTTTTGAGGATTGACTATGTATCAAGTACAATTCAGGTCTAGCGGTATAGTTGCCGCTACCTTTAACGATCGCAAAGGAGCGCAGTACTGGATAGACTGCAATGATTACGGCGAGGATGTCCCAGTACTTGACCCCATAAGCGGGGACGTGATAGACTATGCACGGGGAGAGTGTCTAAATCTTTTTAAAATTGTGAGGGTAAGAGAATGACCCTACCGACAATGTGGCCTTTTAAGTGGTACAATGGTGAGCAGACACCCGAAAGTGTCGCATTGGAGGGATCAAAGCCTGACAAACCATTGACACAATATGAACTGGCTTTGTCAGATCCTGACATTGAAGATTCACCTTTTTAACACAGGAGTAATTGAGCATGAGTGAACATCGCATTGACACTGCAAAAAAGTACACTTACGTATTCGTAAGCCCTTTTGAATCAGACGATAGCAAAGTTTGGTTATCAATCACACAATCTAATGCATCATGCAATGTTAGATTGTCTGAGGAGCAAGCACGGGAATTGATCGAGGCAATAGAAACAGTTCTACATGAAGAGGTAAAACAATGAAAGAATCGCATTTTAAGACACCCAGAACAATTGAAGAGTGTTACTTTGACCCTAGAGGGCAGGCTATAGAATTGCCAGAAAAACCCTCTAAAGGTATCATTGCATGGATACTAGGGTTATTCCTACCACGTTAAACACCCTTTAAAAGCCCTTAAAAGGGCTTTAGAGAGGTTTTTTGTAAGATTTAATACCCACACTAGGGTAAGGAGCTTCTATGCGTTGTGTGGCCTGCAATAGGAACTTGAACGATTACGAGACAACCAGAAAACACGCACTAACCAACGAATACTTGGATATGTGCAACCGATGTATTCTGGATCTGGACATACCCACGAAGGATCGTAAGGATCTGTTATCAGAGTCTGACATTGATCTGGACGATCTCGCACTCTTTGAAAAAGGAATTTTACAGGAAGGGCTTGACAAATCCTCAAAAGTATGGTAATATATACTTTAAAGGATACTAACAAGAAACAGTAACTCATAAGTAACATAGTATAGACCATTATATATAAAACATATATAATACATATACAGTTACTTATAAGTAACATAGGGGGCTTTGTTTGTCTTTTACAAAAGGAATACTTATGTCTTCATTTGATGATTACATCTTGGAATTGACAGAGCAGGAACAGGAGCAAGTAAGGTTTGAATGCTGGTATCATTCAACGATAGATGATGTTGCACAATTGATCGTGTCCAATGGTTACGATTCAATTATGCTTGATGTTCAAAAAGCCATTGACAGGATCACAAAGGATAATGTACAATGATTGTGTCTTTAATTTTGTTTGTCTTAACAATTGTAAAGGTTTGTCTAAAATGAGTAAGATTTCATTACCTGCAGTGGTTGCTAACTCCGATGTGACTATAGAGTTTAACATCTGGTCAGAAGATGGTAGCTGGTACATCGACTTCGATACGCTTGAAGTTTGGTATCTAGCGCCCACAATCAGGCCAGAGGAGCGCCGATGGGTCAACATTGTAGACTGTATGTCCGAGGAACAACTGAAAGACATAGAGACACAGGCCCATGACCAGCACGACATTGTAGTGAGTCAGCTACACGAAGAAGGGGCTTTTCCATGAGCACATTCGTGCGTCACCTACCCTGCGATAAATGTGGAAGTAGTGACGCTAACAGCCTCTACGATGACGGGCATACGCACTGCTTCAAGTGTGGGAACACTGAATTTGAACACCAAAGCGAAGAAAGAACAGTCATGCGTGACGCTGTAGCACCTAAGAAGGTCGAGATCAAGGGACAAGTAAAGTCAATCCCTGATCGAGGTATCACACAACAAACTTGTGAGAAATTTGGAGTTACTCAAGATGCAGAGCGCCACTATTACCCTTATGCTGACCCAGCCGGAACTATCGTTGCTCTTAAGCTACGAACGGTTGCGGATAAGAGCTTCTCAATTGCAGGAAGTTTCGGATCAGCCACTCTATTCGGTCAACATCTCTTTCACGGAGGTGGGAAGTACGTCACGGTATACGAAGGAGAACTTGACGCACTGGCAGGATACCAACTTACAGGCAGTCAATGGCCTTGTGTCAGCATTCGAAACGGTGCTCAAGCGGCCCTAAAGGATTGCAAAGCCCAGTACGAATGGCTCAACAGCTTTGAGAACATCGTTATCTGCTTCGATGCTGATGAACCCGGACAGAAGGCCGCTAAGGAGGTTGCAGAGCTATTCGGACAGAAGGCCAAGATTGTCAAGCACAAGAGTGGCTACAAAGATGCTTGTGAGTACCTGCAGGCAGGAGCTACGAAGGAGTTTGTAAACGAATGGTGGAAGGCTGAGACATACATCCCTGATGGTATTGTCAATGCCGCAGATCTCTGGGAGGAAGTCAGGAAGCCAGAGCAACCTGCGGAGGCTATGTATCCTTGGAAGGGCTTGAACAAGCTGCTGTATGGCCTGCGGAGGGCAGAACTGATTACGGTCACCGCAGGGTCTGGACTGGGTAAGAGTCAATTCTTGAGGGAGATTCTGTACCATCTCTTGAAGACTACTCAGTGGAACATCGGAGGATTGTTTTTGGAGGAATCTACACGAAAGACAGCCCGTAGTATCATGTCTCTTCATGCGAACAAGTTACTACATTTGCCTGACACTCCGGTGACAGAACAGGAACTAAAGGATGCGTTCAATGCTACTCTTGGAACTAACCGTGTTTATCTCTTTGACCATTTTGGTTCTAGTGATGTTGACAACATTGCTAACAGAATCAGGTACATGGCTAAGGGTTTTGATTGCCGTGTTATTTTCTTGGATCATATTTCTATTGTTGTTAGTGGTCAGGACTTAGGAGATGAACGAAAGGCCATAGACAACATGATGACCAAGCTAAGAACACTGGTTCAGGAGCTGGAGATTACCTTGATCTGTGTCTCGCACCTGCGTAGGCCACAGGGCAATGCAGGCCATGAGGACGGGCAAGTAGTGTCTCTGTCTCAGCTCAGAGGCTCTGGAGCGATTGCCCAGCTATCTGACGCAGTAATTACACTGGAGAGGAACAGCATGGCTGAGAACGAACAGGAAAGACACAAGACAAAGGTTGCCGTAGCGAAGAACAGATTCAATGGCTACACCGGGCCAGCTTGTGACTTGCAATATGTCAAGGAAACTGGTAGAATGTTAGAGATGGAAGAGGAGACACTATGACTATTGAGCACTTGATTGTGGGAGCCACAGGAATCGGGTATCTCATTGTAGGTGTCTTGCAGTGGAGCAAGGGTGAACTATCGAATGGCATGATCTGGACAGGTTATGCGTTTGCTCAGGTGGGCCTATGGCTTAATTTAAAGTGAAGGATACGTATGAGGCTAGTCCTCGACATCGAAACGGATCTATCTCACAAGAAGATCCACTTGGTCGTAACGAAAGACATTGACACAGGCGAAATAAGAACATGGAAAGAAGCAAAGCCATTTCAGGACTTTATAAAGGACGCTACATTGATCGTAGCTCACAACGGCATCGGATTCGACTTTCCAGTGCTGAACAGGCAATGGAATACGAAGATAGGCTTGAAGAAGGTATTCGATACACTGATAGTAAGCAGGCTTCTAGATCCGAGCAGGGAACAAGGTCACAGTCTAGAGTCATGGGGGAGGACACTGGGGTTTCACAAGATTGACTACCCTGCTGTATGGCAGTGGATGATGGACAGGAGGCAGGAGTATGACGGAGAGTGCTTTGATAAACCCTTGGTGGGTCTTCTGGAGCATTATTGCATTAGGGATGTTGAAGTTACTGCTAGGCTGTATCTTAACCTATGCAATGAACAGGATCAGAAACAGTTTTCGCAAGAAAGTGTTGATTTGGAACACAAGGTTGCGGCAATCATAGCGGAGCAGGAACGAAATGGATTCAAACTCGATACCATCTACGCCACTGTGTTACTTACTGACATCAAGGGAAAGATGGCAGGAATATATGAACAGATGCAGCAGAGATGGCCTGCCTACGAAGTCCCGAGAGTCAGCGAGAAAACAGGAAAGGAACTCAAGCCCTTGTTGGTTACTTTCAACCCCGGATCAAGAAAGCAGATCGGAGAAAAGCTAGTTGAGTTAGGATGGAAACCTAAGCAGTTTACCGAGACAGGGCAGGCTATGGTCGATGAGAACATACTGTCAAATATCAACATCCCAGAGGCTAAGATGATTGCAGAGTATTTGATGCTCCAGAAAAGGGTAGCACAGATCGAGAGCTGGATCAAGGCCGTAGAAGATGACGGTAGAGTGCATGGAAAGGTTATTACCAATGGAGCAGTGACAGGCAGGATGACACATTCAAGCCCTAACATGGGACAAATACCTAACACGAGTAGTGTGTATGGTAAGGAATGTCGTGAGTGTTGGTCTGTTGAAGAAGGTAACGTGCTTGTTGGTGTTGACTTGTCTGGTATTGAGCTTAGGTGTTTTGCTCATTACTTGAATGACGAAGACTATACGAATGAGGTAGTAAACGGTGATGTACATACAAGAAACCAAAAAGCGTTTGGAGTACCTACACGCAACGATGCGAAGACAGTGCTCTATGCCACGCTCTACGGGGCTTCGCCAGCAAAAGTGGGTTCTATCATTGGTGGATCATCCTCTCAAGGAAAAAAAATTATTGATTCTTTTGAACGGAACGTCCCTGCGTATGCAAAACTCAAGCAAAAGGTTGCGAAGTTCGCTCAAAAAGGCTGGCTACCGGGACTTGATGGGCGCAGACTTAACATTCGTTCAGAACACTCTGCTCTCAATACGCTTCTTCAATCAGCAGGGGCCATTATCGCTAAGAAGTGGCTTGTTAACTTTTCAGAGGAACTTAAAAACAAAAAAATACCATACAAATTAGTGGCAACCGTTCATGATGAAGTACAGATCGAAACTAAGCCTGAGTTTGCTGAGACAGTAAAAGAGATTGTCATTGCCTCAGCAGCTAAAGCCGGTAAAGATCTGAATTTTCGTTGTCCTGTTGCAGCAGAAGGGAAGATAGGTGCAAACTGGTACGGGACTCACTAAGTATCCGAATGGCTACTTTAAAGATAAAAACTGCAAGACTTGTGGGAGCGTGTTCACTCCTACAAACCCTTGTCAGTTATACTGTAGTTCTGCCTGCAAAGGTAAGAACGCCTATTACAAAAGGAACTACGGTATTGACGATGCTACTCTGGAGCAAATGAAGAAGGATCAGAACTACAAGTGCTATCTTTGTCATAGTGAAGGATTCTTGATTGGTAAGAACAACCACAATGAAAAACTAGCAGTGGATCACGATCACGACACAGGCAAAGTAAGGAAGCTTCTTTGTCATAACTGTAACCGCGCTCTTGGACTGTTTAAAGACAACCCTGAGCTTATGAGAAAGGCAGCTTCGTATGTCGAAGAGCACAAAGAAACACACTGACAATGATGTCATAGGACAGATTGTAATAAATTTGTATTCAGATAGCTTCGAAGTCAATATCACAGAGAAGGTTGATATGATGACGATATGGGCTGTGGCAGTAGGAATCCAAGAATATTTGGAAAATGTTGCAGAAGACCTTGACAAAATAGACAGAATTCGGTTACAATAGATGTACCGCAAAAAAAGGAGATAGAAATGACTTTTACACTTGAAGATCACGAAGCAGCCTTCATTGTTCGTGTTATTGGGCAGTTGCCTACCGAGTCTGGTGCTTTTCCGTTGCATCAGAAGCTCGTGGCACAGTTCACCGAGCAACAAAAGACTGAAAATAGCGAGACTGTGGCGTAATCGGTAGCCGCAGCAGACTTAAAATCTGCCGCTTAATGCGTGAGGGTTCAAATCCCTCCAGTCTCACCAACCAGCTGCATTGCAGCACTAATTAAAGGAAAATGAAATGGATATGAAACCTGTAAAGATCGGTGGAGAACTCTTCTGGGCTAACTGGATGAATAACTTCAATACGAAGTTTAATGAAGACAACAAGAAGTATGAGTGCACCATTGGTAATCTTTCAGACAAAGCTGCTGAAGCCCTGAAAGAGCTTGGAATCCAGATCAAAGAGAAGGATACAATGGGTAAGTACATCGTGGGCAAGAGCCTGTACGTGTTCGAACCTGTGGACGAGGCAGGTAAGCCTGTGGATATTTCCAAGATCGGTAACGGTACAAAGGTTACTGCACTGGTGACTAGCTATCGCCACAAGATGTCAGCCAAGTACGGAGCATCCCCGAGCATCAAGAAGTTGATTGTTACCGACTTGAAAGTTTATTCCCCTGAGGGTGAAGAAAGCCCTTTTGATGAATCTTTGGATGATGTCCTCTAAGGATACGCCTAAACAGTTACTCATTGATGCTGACTACCTGATTTATGGTGTTGGTTTTGCTAGTGAGGAGGATTCTGAGAAGTTTGCAAAGAGCAGGTTAGTAGAGACACTCGAAGATATGGTCTACATACACCTGAAGGCAGACTCTTATGAAGCCTTCTTAACTGGTAAAAACAATTACCGTTACGAGATTGCAAAGACAGTACCCTATAAAGGTAATCGCAAGGACGCTAAAAAGCCCAAACACTACGATGCTTTGCGTGAATGCATGATTACCCGCCTAGGGGCTGTTGTTGTAGAGGGACAGGAAGCCGATGATGAAGTAGCTATCAGGATGTCTGTAGATATTGATAAGTACCTGCTTGTAGGTGTTGACAAGGATCTCAGGCAGATACCGGGATGGCATCACAATCCTCATAAGGCACAGACAGAATACGTAGATGACTTCAGTGGATACAAAGCGTTTTGTACTCAGCTACTCACGGGTGATAGGGTCGATAACATTCCGGGTCTAGAAGGAATTGGCCCCAAGAAAGCAGAAAAAGCTCTTGCAAACGCAAAGACAAAAGAAGAACTACTTCAAGCAGTCTGGAAAGTCTATCAGGAAAAGGAACATGGAATTGAATATCTCACTGAACAAGGGCAGCTCCTGTGGCTAAGAAGGAGCGAAGGAGAAATATGGCTACCTCCAAAAGAACTGTTAGCGTCAAAAGAAAAGCACCCTTGACAGCTAAGCAGGTAGGACAGAAGTATGGATTCCGCAGTGGTCTAGAGGAACGCATTGCTAAGCAACTAGAGGACAGCGGTGTGGAGTTTACCTATGAGCAGTTGAAGCTGAACTATATAAAACCAGCTTCATCTCATGTCTATACTCCAGACTTTGTTCTCGCTAATGGCATCATCGTAGAGACTAAAGGAAGGTTCCTACCTGCAGACAGACAAAAGCATATGCTCGTCAAGAAGCATAACCCTACGGTAGATATTCGGTTTGTGTTCTCTAATTCCAGTGCACGTATTAGCAAGAAGAGTAGAACTACCTACGCTGATTGGTGCAAGAAGTACGGATTCAAATACGCAGACAAGGAGATCCCTCAGGAGTGGATCAATGAAAAAGGAAACACACAATGAACAGTATTTTTAAGCTGCTAGAGCAGCCCACTGTGCGAGATGCATGGAATGACATCATGGAAGTTCTGGTTGTTGAACGATTGAAAGAAGACTATCTTACATGTCTTGACTTCAAGGATCTGGAGACTGCCACGGCTATTATGTGTGTCCTCCGATACTTCATGGTCTATGATGATTTCAAGGAATTCTTGAATGAGCTTAAAGATGCTGGAATCCTGCCTGAAAAAGGTAAATAATGAATGTCAATCTTTTACACGAAAATGACGATGGTTCAGCTTGCTATTCGTTTGACCTTACCGCCGAAGAGCGAGATGCCCTTCTAAGGTTCGGTATCATAGAAGCTTTAAAAGCAAGTATCCGAGAAGGAGAGAAGCTGACCTGTGAAGGTGCAGACATTGACTTGGAGGAGGATAAGAGTGAAAGTTAATCTTGTATGGTCTACTCCTGATTTAGAGGAGAAAGTAGCCTACTGTGCTAGAGTAAGTAACCCTGACAACCAACATAACCATTCGACTGCCTCTAGATTGCTCAAGTATCTAATCAAGAACAAGCACTGGAGTCCTTTCGAGATGGCTAATGTTTGCATGGAGATTGAAACTACCAGAGACATTGCAAGGCAGATTCTCAGGCATCGTAGTTTCAGCTTCCAAGAGTTTTCTCAGAGATATGCAACTGTGCAGGGCTTTGATACAAGGGAATGCCGACTACAGGACGAGAAGAACAGACAAAACAGTGTATACACTTTTGATCTGGAGCTTCAAAATTGGTGGGCAGCTGCACAGAATCGTATAAAGTCTGAGGCTGAGTTTATGTATCAGGCAGCACTCAATCGTGGCATTGCTAAGGAGCAGGCCAGAGCATTGCTTCCTGAGGGAATGACAGTCAGTCGTATGTACATGAACGGTACGCTCAGGAGCTGGCTACACTACATCGAGGTGAGGACTGATCCGAGCACACAAAAGGAACACAGGGAAGTAGCAGAGGCTTGTAAAAAAGAACTTACTCTGGTATGTCCTAGTATTATGGAGTTGTATAATGCTGATTGAAGATTATCAAAAGAAGGCGTGGGAAACAGCCTTGGAAACTGCTAAGAATCCTGCTTACATGGTAGCGAATCTGACCTCGGAGGCCGGGGAAGTCGCTGGCAAGTATGCTAAGTGGATTCGGGACGGTATGCTAGACGAGGAAGGTTTGCAAAAAGAGATGGGAGATGTCTTCTGGCAGCTTGCTGGATTGTCTACTGTCATGGGCTGGAGCTTGGCAGATATTGCATCGAAGAACCTTCAGAAGCTTGCTTCGAGGGCTGAACGAATGACTATTGGAGGATCTGGAGATGAGCGATAAGTTTGATACAGATTATTTTGGTTTCGAGTATGTAGACTACGATGGAAAGCGGTATTATCTGCAGGTTTCAGGACTTGATCGTTGGTCTGATGTCCTTGAGGATTTTGTCAGGTTCCTTGAAAGTCTTTACAAATATAACATCAAAGACAAGATTCGCATCCAAGAACCAGCATGGGTTAGGTATTCAACAGATACTGAAATAAATTGGAATGATCCTTGGGTCAATCATTATTTTTATCCCGAGGATGAAGATGAACAAGACGAGGAAATCAAACCGGGACTTGATGAATGAAAATTCTTTTGTTGGACATCGAATCAGCCCCTAACACGGCATATGTGTGGGGGCTTTTTAAACAGAACATCAGTATCAGTCAGATCGTAGATAGTAGCAAGATGCTTTGTTGGGCAGCTAAGTGGCTAGGTGAAGATGAAGTCATGTTCTCTTCGATCCTTGATGGTCACAAGAAGATGCTCCGACAGATCCATAAGCTGCTTGAACAGTCTGATGCTGTGGTACACTACAACGGAAGCAGGTTTGATATCCCTACGCTGAACAAGGAATTCTTGCTGGCTAAGTTGGCTCCTCCTGCTCCGTATGCTCAGATTGATCTTCTCAAGACAGCTAGACAACAATTCAGGTTCCCAAGCAACAAGCTAGACTATGTTGGCAGGGCTTTGGGTGTAGGTCAGAAGGAAGGACATGAGGGCTTTGAGCTGTGGGTCAAGTGCATGAACAAGGATCTCGATGCTTGGAAGCGTATGGAAGCCTACAACAAGCAGGATGTGGTGCTCCTTGAGAAGGTCTACTACGAGTTTCTACCTTGGATCAAGAACCATCCTAGTAAGGCTGTGCACGATGAGACACCTCTGAGCTGTCCTACCTGTGGGTCTGGACTGCTGACCAAGCGAGGATATAATGTGACCAAAGCAGGAAAGTATCAGCGTTATCAGTGCAATGCCTGTGGTGCATGGAGCAGCGAGAGAACAAGTACGAAACTTCCTGAACAAGTGCTGAAGGGAATCTAATGAAAAAAGAACATAAATGTAACAGGTGTTTTTACATGGAGCAGGATCGTGACACAGCACCGTGCAGTACCTGTGAAGGGTACAATAAGTTTGTGGATCGGAATGTCTATATCAACAGCAGTATTCCTGACTTCAAGCCTTTAACGCAGGCTGTCAAGAACTGGGAATACGAAGATGTGTTTGAGGCTCCTAGTGAGGATATTGTCAATAAACCGAAACACTACACGACAGGGAAGTACGAGGTTATAGATGTCATTGAGGACTGGAATCTGAACTTCAGGCTTGCCAATGCAGTCAAGTACATCGCTAGACACCAGCACAAAGGTAAGCCTCTGGAGGATCTGAAGAAGGCTCTGTGGTATCTACAGAGGGAGATTGATAAACATGGCGCAACGAAGTGAGCATATTATAGATATTCTCGCCTCTTGGAGGCTGCGGTGAGTCTCACTCTTGATGAACTGAAAGAGAGACTTTCAATGCTCGATGAGATCACATTGCTGGAGTTATTAAACATCCACAGTGATGAACTTGTCGAGCGTTTCGAAGATTTGATAGAAGACAAACAAGATAAACTAGAAAAGGAAATCAATGACTACTTCTAATACGATGACTCCATATCAGACATACATTGCCAAGAGTCGATATTCTCGATACTTGGACGATAAGGGTCGTAGGGAGCACTGGAACGAGACAACAGAACGGTACATGGACTTCATGCGTAAGCACCTGAGTACCAAGTTCAACTATAACTTGTCTGATGATCTTTACCAAGAGCTTTACACAGCGATTAATAACCTTGAAGTCATGCCTTCTATGAGGGCTATTATGACTGCAGGGGAAGCCCTTGATCGTCAGAATATTGCAGGGTTTAACTGCTCATATCTGCCTATTGATGATGTCAAGGCATTCGATGAGGCTATGTATATTCTGCTTTGTGGGACAGGTGTAGGTTTTAGTGTGGAGCAAAAATATGTCAACAAACTCCCTGAAATCCCGTGTCAGTTGTTCGATTCTGGCACTGTGGTTGTCGTTAAAGACTCCAAAGAAGGCTGGGCAAAGGCTCTCCGACAAGTTGTTGCCTTGTTATATGCAGGCGAAATTCCAAAGTGGGACGTATCTGCTGTCCGTCCTGCGGGAACACGGCTAAAGACATTTGGAGGGCGAGCATCCGGGCCTGAACCGCTTGTTGAACTCTTTAAGTATGTGGTCGGAAAGTTCAAAGGTGCAGCTGGTCGTAAACTTACGAGTCTTGAAGCTCACGACATCCTTTGCAAAATTGGAGAAGTTGTGGTTGTGGGAGGAGTCCGTAGGTCTGCGATGATTAGCTTGTCTGATCTTAGCGATGATCGTATGGCTCATGCTAAGGCAGGTAACTGGTGGGATGGTAATGGTCAACGTGCTCTGGCTAACAACAGTGCAGTGTACGATGTCAAGCCATCTGTGGGTCAATTCATGCGTGAGTGGAGCAGCATTTATGAGAGTCATTCGGGAGAGCGTGGAATCTTTAATCGCTATGCTTCGGATCTCCAAGCAGCGAAGAATGGACGCAGAGAACTTGGTAAAGAGTGGGGCACTAACCCTTGCTCTGAAATTATCCTACGTCCTTACCAGTTTTGTAATCTTAGTAGCGTTATTGTTCGTAGTACCGATTCTATGGATCGACTTCGTAATAAGGTACGCTTGGCAACGATCCTTGGAACTTTTCAATCGACACTGACACACTTCCCGTATCTTCGGAAGATTTGGCAGACAAACACTGAGGAAGAGCGCCTGCTTGGTGTATCCATGACAGGTATTTTAGACAATGCACTGCTGAACAATCCTGACGATGAGGGATTAGCTGCACGACTTGAGGAGCTTAAAAATGTGGCTGTTAATGTTAATTCTGAGTACGCTGGCAATCTTGGTATCAATTGTAGCGCATCTATCACCTGTGTTAAGCCTGAAGGGACGGTCAGTCAGCTTACTGGCACTGCTAGTGGCATTCACCCTCAACATGCTAAGTATTTCATTCGCCGTGTAAGGTCTGATAACAAAGATCCTCTGACAGCTTTCCTGAAGTCTCAAGGATTTCCTGCAGAGCCTTGCTTTATGAAGCCTGACAGCACTACCGTGTTCAGTTTCCCTGTCAAGGTAGGTGATGGTGCAGTGCTCAGGGACGATATTGACGCTATCAAGCATCTACGTCTGTGGCTTGCTTTCCAGCGTCACTGGTGTGAGCATAAGCCTTCGGTAACGATCTCTGTGAAGGAGCACGAATGGCCTGCTGTAGGGGCATGGGTGTGGGAGCACTTCGATGAGGTAACAGGGGTGTCATTCCTGCCTCACGATGGTGGAACATATCGACAAGCTCCTTATGAGACTATTGATGCTGCCACATACGAGGACTTGGCCTCTAAGATGCCTGCTGGTATTGACTGGGAGAGTTTCTTTGAGAATACCGACAATGTAGAGGGTACTCAGACATTGGCCTGTACCGCAGGAGCTTGTGAAATTGCTTTTTAAGGAGGCTGACAGTGGGGAAAGCTAATGATGAGGAATTGATCGTTATGCAAGATCCGTCCAAGCAACAAAATGGCATGATAAGGACAATCACAACCGAGATAAACACTCACATTGTTTTCTTGGATGATGACGTTATCCAGCCATCGAACTACAGAGATGTAATTCAATGCTTGGCTACCTGTAATGAACACGATACTGTCAATATGCTTGTCAATTCCTACGGAGGTAGGACAGACAGTATCTGGCAGATTATCGAAGCTATGAAAGGATGTCGAGGTGAAGTCGCTGTTACGGTCATTGGCGCTGCTTATTCTGCTGCCTCTATGTTGGTTTGCATGGCTCCTCAGTGCCTCATTGCTGATAGTGCAGAGTTTATGCTTCACACTGCTCACTACGGCAGTGTCGGCACTGTCCCAAACGTCAAGTCACAAACAGACTTCGCAACGAGACAGTTAAATAAGCTACTGGATACTGCCTATACAGGCTTCCTTACTCCTCGTGAGATGGAAGAACTCAAGAAAGGTAGAGAATTCTGGTTTGATGCTGATGAGGCACGTAAGCGTATCCAACGTAGGTATAGGCATCTGAGAAATCAATCTAAACCTAAGAAAATAGTAGTGGATACGGAAGTAAGCGAAGAATAGCAACAAAAAGCCCCTCAGAGGAGACTCTGTAGGGGCTTAATTATTTGTAGATTCTAATTGTGCTCTGCAAGCTTTTAAGGCTTGTCTAAGGACTTCTGCTCGGGTAGCTTCCCCGATAAGAAACTCTGCATCCTCTCTATAAAGTTTGTCTCCAGTGCTTCCTGCTCCTGTGCAGACAAGGGCAGCACTAGGGGCTTGAGGGGTGGCAATGGATGGTCTTTCTGGACGCTGGCGCAGGCTGTCAACGATAGAAGCATGACGCTTATTAAGATTCTTAATAGCATTCTCTTTGTCCTTTTGTAAAGACACAATCTTATCTTGATTGTCCTTCTGTAGTTGTAATACCAAAGCTTTTTGAGCTTCTCTATACTCGGAAAACTTCTTAGCTTCCTTGTCTCTACCTACTCCGTAGAAATACCATCCAGAGAGGGCTACGGAGGCTATGTATATAACCAAGGCAATAATGATTCTATTCATGCTTACCTATACAGAGGTTATATTCCCTCTGTCTCCGTAGTGTCAGTCCCTTCAGAGGCTTGCCTTTGAAGTGATCCCACTTGAGGATCTCTTTGCAAGCTGCTTCATAATCATAAGCTAGGAGCTTCTTAACCAGAGTAGAATTACAAAAAGCAGTGGGGCCAATATTGTACGTGAGAGACACATAAGCATCAAACTCGTACTGATACATAGGTACTGGAGCACAAGTCTTAACTGCCTGAGTAAATTTACTAGCATCATCGAGTAGTTTTACTAGCGCCCTTTCCGGGGTTATTTTATCTCCCTGCTTAACTCCAGAGGTAGTCCCGAAACCTATAGTAGGTACATCGCCTTTAACTGGAGTATAAGCAGTGCCTACAAAGCCTTCTTCTACGGCTATACCTACCAGAGTAGCTGCTGTAAGAACTAAAGATGCCGGGGCTATCCTGTTCATCATTATTTACCCATTACATCCTTGTAGATGACATATAGTTTATGACCGATCATCAAGACTGTGTAGAACAACGTAGTCCAGAGGATAATATCAGAAACCTGATAACCAGCTACTGTTGCAAGAGAGACAGTCACAGGCGCTGCTGCTTTAGTGACCATCCCAGAGGCAGTCTCTGTAGTTGATTGCGATAAAGACATCTTATCATTCCTCCGGAGTTGTCATTAAACCAGATAGCATACCTCTCCACGCCATGTTAGGAGGGACTTCTGGAAGCCTGCCTGTAGCTACGTCTGAAATAAGTCTATTAATAGATCGTTGCCGTAAAGCACTTTGTAGTTTATCTGCTGCAAAACCAGCCCCACTAACAGTTGCAGCCAGAGCAGGATTTGTACCTGCTGCAAAGGCTGTTCCTGCTGTTACGAGTTGACTCCGCTCAGGATTAAACCTAGCAAGTAAAGACAGTAAAGGATCTGCCATAGGGCCAGATGCCACACTCTTAATTGCATTCTTTTCACGCTCTGTAAAGAAACGCATTTTATCTTTACTTCCAGCCAGATTAATTAATTGCCTGCGGATTAACTCTCCTTCAGATGCTTTCGGATCTAAGGCCTTAGCTTCGGCAACATTAAGAGCATCTTCTAAGACAGTAGCACGAGAAAGATTACGCCAATCCTTACGAGCATCTTGTACAGATTTAACTGCGTCACCTAAAGAACCCTTACCAGCTAGGACATCTTTTCCTGATAAATTAGAAATATAAGTATCTAATTCAGCGACTGCTTGACCGGCATATTTTCTAGTAGCTGGTGTTTTACTGGTTTTAAGATCATTCAAAGCAGAGCGCATCTGTTCTAGTTTAGGAAAAGATACCCGCTGTGTGCCTATCATATCTCTAACTTGTTCCAACACTTGAGCAACCGGCTTATGGTCATCAAGTTTAGGATTAAAGTTATCTTTTACCAGTTTAGCTTCAATATTATTAAAACTATCTAAAACACTTTTAGGTTTTATAAAAACACCTTGTTGTTCCATATTAGCATAGGAACGCTGTGCTCTCTTCTTAATCTCATCAAGAGTGACTAAAGGCTCACGTTTGGCTGTGGCGGCTCCTGCAGTTTTACCAGCAGCAGCTCCTGCCACGGTTCCAGCAGCAAGACCTGCGATAACAGAAGCAATAGGATTTTCTGTCGCCTCTTGAACGGCCTCTGAAGCAAGCTGAGCAGCTGTACCACCAGCAGCAGCAGCGGCAGTCTGAGGAAGTAAATTTTGAGTTAAAGGAGCTAAGGCAGGTGTTCCTTTTGCAAGTGCTACCTGTGGAGGAAGGCCAGCCATAGCTGCCGTGCCTGTTTGAACAGCCCTCTCTAAACTACCTTCAGGCTCAGGTAATCCCGCCGCTGTCATCAAAGTTTGAATGCCTTGACTAGGTAAAGCCATGACCTGTCTTCCTGCTGCTTGATTGATAGCAGCGGCTACAGGATCAGCCATCATAGCAGGAATAGCAGTTAATCCTGTAATACCTGCACGAGCCGTAAGACCCACTTGACGAGCTATGTCTTGACCTACGGTACGTGGTTGAGGCTGTGCTGCTTGAGCATAGTTCTGTTGCACATATGCAAGAATTTGCTCTTGAGTTGCTCCTTCAGGCGCAGTAACTTCGTACTCTTTTCCATCAGGGGCAGTCACAACATAAGTAGCCATGTTATTTCCTTATTATCGTGGGCGAATCGACCATTGACCTGTTCCTGCCGCTGGAGCCTGCATCGGAGCAGCTTTAGGAGGTTCTTTAGACTTCATGAATTCTTCAAAAGAGATAGGCTGTTCACCTCTGGTTGTCCGAATCCAGTTAGAATAATGATGTTCAATCTTATTCAAATTTTTACTCAGTTCTTTACGATCCTGACCAAGCTCCAAAGACCCTACAGTTGCTTGCAGGGCATTTAATTCCTGAACAGCAACCTGACCTAAAGCACCACCTGTGGGACTGGCATCACGCATCTGCTGAAGACGATCAAAACCAAGGTTAGCTTTGATTGTCAAAAGCCGTTGATTCAGATTGAAAGCATCTGTTCCGGGAACAAAAGATTGAGCTTTACCCACTAAACCCGTAGTCATTCCACCAACTAAACTAGCAGCATCAGCGACATCGCCAATAACTTTAGTTGCGTGAGTCAAAGCTGCTTGTTGTCCTGCAGCTTTCTTTTCTGCTTTATCTTCTTGTTTAGCTTTTATATCATCTAAACGAGCCTGAGCAAGCTCACGTTGAACCCCTGTCAGAGCTGAACGAGCACCTGCACTGGCAGCATCGATTTGTCGTTTAAATTCTCGGTCACGCTCATTCTCACGTTCTCTAGCTTCTAATTTCTCACGCTCTAGTTCTGCCTTAGCTTGACGATCTGCTTCAGCTTTCTGCCTACGCTCCAGAGAAGCAAATATTTTATCTGCATCACCAAACCTACGAACGACTGTTTCAATATCCTTATCAGAGGCATCAGGAGGAAGCTGAGACAAAGCTTGACGAAGATTTTCTTCCCGTTGTACGCCTAATAAAGTTTTAGCTTCGGTTGCTCGTGCTTGACCTGTTTGAGCTTTCTGTGTCTCAATTCTTTCCGCTTGAAAAGCCATAGCCTGAGCCTGCTGAGCAGCCTGCATAGCCAACTGAGGATCGATCTGCCTCAGAGCACCAGCAAACTCCATCATTCCTTCAGGAGTATTCGTATTGAACTGAGAAGCCAGCTGACGAATCTGAGAAGCCTTACGCATGGCAGGATCTTGGACATCAGCACCTAACAGACTGGCAGCACCACGACCTAAACGATTAACATTCCGGTAAATGTTGTATTGCATCTGCTGCTGTGGTGACATCTGAGCAAACTGCAGAGCACGAGCCTCTGCCATCTGC